AAATAATATTTTTTTATTCAAAATCAAAGTCTTTGGTGAAAAAACGTCCCTGGATATTATCATTAAACCACATATCTCTATCCTCCAATACTTCAAATTTGAAGAGATATTTACACTCAAAATATGTTAATATTTTTTTATTATGAGCAAGACATAAAATTTTTCTTGTAAATTCTTCTTGTTTTCCCTGTTTAATTAACTCTAATATTGGTTTAGCAGAACCATAATATGTTTTCCAATCTGATTCTTTTTGGGTTACTTTAGTAGTAGGTTTTCGACCAGGACCCGTCTGTTCGGCTAATTCTTTTTTGGTCAATTTTTTCTTTACATTATGGTAAAGAGATTTTTTTCCAATATAGGATTTACCTGATGGTTGGTGGGTTACAATATAAATAAAACCGTATGTCCACTCTGGGAGGTCTTCGACTGTGAAAACTCTTTTGTCTTTAAATAACCAATAATCCATTTAATTTATGGGTTTATAGTTGAACCATAATAAGATATCAAATACCAATCATTTGTTGAAAATAGTAATGTAGCTGTGTCTCCAACAGAAGTAAAATCAATAGATGTAAATCCATTAGCATTTGATGGGGTTACAGTATTTGTTCCCGGGTTAACAACTTGAGTACATAATATGTAAAGAATTTGACCATCAGTACCATCTGAAAGGGTATTACTGGTGGTACCATCTACTCTTAAACCTGCTCTATTAAATCCTGTAGGGTTATATGTTGTAGGCCCTGCTGTAAAGTTTGCAGTTGATAAAAAATTAACTTCATTGCGAAATGTAGTTGAACCAGATACAGTTAATGAACCTGATAATATAGTAGATCCTGAAATATCTAGGGTTGCATTAGGATTATTTTTTCTAATTCCTATTCGGTCTTGAGATCCACTTATAAAAAACATATGTTGGGATCCAGAAGATAAGATTCGGAAATTTCCTTTACTAGCTAATGAGGTTAAATGAAATACAGATTCTGTTAAATTAGCTTTAAATACTGTTTGGCTATATATAGTTTCTTCTAATCTATCATCACCATAAGATGAATATCCTGTAAAATTGGATGAACCAATACTAGCTTGAGATGGAGTAATATATAAATAACTAGTATTATACACACCACCATCTGTGGTAATGGCTAGAATACTTCCGCTTGTGTCATGAGTTCTATTCCCATCAAATGTTAAATCAGTATTGGCAAAGTTTGGAGCATATGAAGCACTATCTACTGTTCCTTGTAAAAATGAAGCTGTTGAAGAATATGATGACGAATTAGCATTGATAGTATATGAAGCAGATATTGCATTCATGGCATATGAAGCTGTTAAATCATTTATAACTCCAGATTCACCAGTAATAGAACCAGTCATATTAAAAGAACCCGATAAAGAAATATTATATGCTTCTACTCCGGTAAAAGCATCAATAGATTGAGTAACATGCCATGCCTCAACTGTGGTTGCAGTTTCAATTCCTAATTGTGATAATATTTTTGCCATATATTATAAATATAATTATAGATCCAAGTTAACTAAAATATTCATATCTGTTACTGCAGATAAGGGGAGAGGTTGAGCAAGTTTGGCTACTGCCAAGAGTTCTTTATTGTTATTGTATAATCCAACAGTTGTAACATAAGGATTAAAATAAGATCCTGTTGCAAAATCATATATTATTCCACTATTTGAGCTACCGGAGATTAGAGATGGGTTTTGAGAAAAATTAAACTCATTTTCTCTAATAGTACACTTATATTGGGATTCATATATTGTTATAGTACTCTGAAAGTAAATATTTAATGTGCTACTTTGTATAATGTCTTCTATAAATAAAGAATCTCCTAAACCATAAGTAGTAGAACCATAATTTACATACCCATATCCATCTTGTCCTGGGATACCATCACTTGTAAGAATGATAATACCATGTTCATAGATTATATCTCCTACTTTTTGATTGTTGGATAAAATATTTCCTTCTCCATCATCATGAAGAACAACAGTAGTAAAAGATAAATTTGTGAAATAATCATCTATATAATCATCCTCAACATAATCATTTGTAGAAAGATTCCCACTTACAGCTAAATAAAAACTCCCAGGTTTAATATATTCACCAAATAAATTTGAAGGAATTGATATTACTCCTATTATTTCTCCAGACCCAGTTGGAAAATATCTACTAGCAGGTAGTGTATTAGCTAGATAATTATATGCATTAGGGGTATATGAAGTAGTAGTAGTTATAGTTCCATCAGGATTGAATGAAGCCGTAGTAGCAGGAGATCCATCATCTCCATAAAGGTAATTATAATAATATAATTCTCTAATAGAACGATAAACTAAAGATTTATCTTGGATAGTTATATATCCTGTTGGGTTAGATCCTGAGGTCCAAAGAGAAGAGATAATATTTTCCCCTATAAATAAATCAACACCAGATCCGGTTAAAGCAGCTGTCCCTTCAAATATAAATGATTTATTTACTTTGAATGGCGAGACGACAACGTCCGAAGTTATGAATGGTTTGAAAACGCTCATTCATTATTAGAAATCAAGTTTTACTCTAATAAGAGATTCTTTTGTAAAATCCTTAACTAATGGTCTAGATAATTTAGCAACAGCTAACAATTCATTTGAATCATTATATAAACCAACAGTTGTAACATATGTTTGTGGATTGTTTATAAAATTACTATAAATTACCTCACCTGTTGAACCAGAAATAAATGATGGATTTTCTGAGTAGTTGAATTCACTATTTCTAGAACGAATGAAGATATAGTCCGAGGTGATGGTTTCTTGAGAATTGATAGAAAAACTAGCTCCATTATTTATTGCAGCATATAATTTTCTATTATTAAAATCATTAGTATCAGAATTTCTACCAGGGGCAACATTAATGGATTGTGATACAGCATATGGGTTTACTAAAATAACTCCTAAATCAGGGAAAACTAAACCGTATGAACCTGATCCTGCTACATAACCACCACCAGAAATTCCACTTCCGTTTGAACCCGATACCAATTGGTATACACGAGATGCCCCAATAAAAGTATTAACTAATACATCATTTGAATTATCCGTTAATTGGATTGTGCCTCCTGATCCTGAAAGGGTTAAATTAAGAGATCCAGGGAATAAGGATTCTTTATAGCGAGCTCTTTCAAAATTAATAACCCAAAAATATGATCCAGTTACAACATTGTTTTGAGTTCCAAATACAAAATTTGCATTTTCATCCTCTAAAATTAATGTTCTATATTGCCCATATATTGTTTTTGATGGAGAATTCCCAGGGACAATAGGGTTAAACCATTCACTCCCACTTCCTAAAGAATCACAATATGCTATATCAAATTGAACAGCTGCTGTATCTTCAGTAGATGCTGTTTGATATACACTTAAATAATAATTTCCTGCAGAACTAGCTTCTTGGACAGATGAAGTATAAAATGCAGTTAGTGTGGGAGTGTCTGTAGACCAAAGAGTAGCAGTGATAGAATCACTACTCACTACAAAATCTTCGGCATCTAATCTTTTAAAGCTCATTTATTTATTTTTTTTTTAGTTTGTTTTATTAATAGTAATAGGAATAGTTAATCTAGCTCCACTATCTAAACCTACTACAGTTAATGTAGCGGATAATTGAGTATTAGTACCAAATAATGTATTTACAGTTGTTGCTCTCAAGTTAATTTGGGTTCCAATTACAGTAGTTGAAACATTAGTTCCTAATGTAGTAGTAGAATTTGCTGTTGTTGCAGCAGTTGTATTAATACCTACTCCATTAAATGTGCTTAACAAACGAACATCAGAAATAGTAGCTGAATATCCACTAGTTTCAAATGTTTGAGCGTTTCCAAGATAATTCAATGTTTGTGGAGTAACTGAAAGAGAGGCTCCTTGTTGCAATGATATTGCTGAATATCCTAAATCGAGTACTGGGAGTTTGGCTGTTCCACGGGGTAAAGTAGCCAATTTATATTTCATAATTTGGGTTTCTTGAGGGAATGCTTCTAATAGTGGCATATTTTCAATAGCTTCTCCGTAAAATGAAGAACCAGATGGATGTGTTGGATTGTATAAGGTATAATCTATTTCATCATCTGCTAAAGCAAATTGTGTAATTCTAAAAGAACCATCATTTTTAGCTAAAAGTTCTCTACCTTTTGTTGTTAATATAGCGTCAATTGTAACGACTTGGTTATTTAAATATCCCATTTTATTTTTATTATAAATATATTATACTAATAAATATTACTAGAGCAAACCTTTTTCCGTAAGATCTACAATAAATTGGTCTATACTCTTATTTAGTGATGGTGATACAAATTCAGGTTTAATAAGGAATGGCCCACTTGATCCTACGGGTTTAAACCCTTCAAATAAAACCATACTAGCATCATCTACATATCTTCTAATTAAAAAATGATCTAAATTAAATACTGAAGAAGATGCTGAAACTGGGAGGCTTTGATTAAAATGGACTTCAATAGATCCTGTTTCAGTTATACGACCTGAGCCACTATACCACGGGGAAAATACTTTTCCTACTTGGAAAACAAAATCTTCTCTACCTTCAAATCTAAATTCATCTCCATATTCAATAGACCATGGTAAAACAACTGGGTTAAAACCTGATCCTGTTATATCGGACATTTTTATATTGGGGTCTCCATATAGAGATGTTAGAGTAGGGAGGGATGAAGTTATAACATTAGGATAATTTGTTGTATCAACATATCCCCAAATTGAGTTGTATCCTGAAGAAGTAATAGGGGATGTTTGGATAGGTTGTTGGTAAACTTGGAAGCTAGTTCCATCTCCTTGGATGTTATATATGGAAATATTTACATTATTTCTTAGGATAGTTAACTGGTATAAATCTCCGGCAACTAATGCTGAGTTGGGGATTGTATAGCTTATGGAATGGGTAAAAACTGTTGGTTCGGAAGGATTATTTGAAGCTATGTATTTTGAAAAAGTTTGGGGTGAACCAACATATTCAACTCCATTTTTTGAGAATTGAAGTGTAGTATTTACTGTATTATCTGCATAAGCATCTCTACTTGCTGCTACTCTAATAGTAGCTGTTAAAATAATATTTACTCCTTCAATAACTGCATTTGAGGGAATTTGATATCCATAACCAACTAACGGAATACCACTTACTGTGTTATTATATATAACAAGAGCGGGGGAACCCCACGATAAAGGTTGGGTGGTAGAGATTTTGTTATATAAAGCAGTATAATCACCAACAGATCCAGAAGAAGTTAAAACAATATCTTGAAAACTCATTGTAGTATTCCATTGTGCATTTGGAGAACTACCTGATTGGGTATATAAGATAGGTTCAATTCTAGTGCCTCCTTTAATTATATTTCGATAATTAGTTCCTCCTGTGGTGGAATTAGTTTGGGAAGAAATAGAAATTCTTTCTCCAGTTTCAAAAGTACCTTTGTTTATATCTAAGGAATTTTCAGATGTATTAGGTATAATTACATTTCCATCAGTCCCAATAAGATATAGGATATGAGCTGCAGAGGCATTCATTCTTTCAGGGGGCCACCCACCTATAAAATCACAATATGCTACATATATTTTTGTAGAATCTATTGTTGGGAGTTTTCCAAAAGTATTTGTATCACTTTCAGTCCAAACATTCAATAATTGAGATGTTGTTCTACTACCATCATATCTAGGATTTATATGTCTTTGTAGGGTATAGTTTGAATCTTGAACCATTGCTCGAGTTGCACTTCCACTTAGAATAGTTTCAAAATTTACAGGAACTAAAGCTCCTTGAGAATAATCAACATCTTGATAAAGTAAACTTTGTCTATTTTCTGTAGCATTATTTATAAGAGCATTTTCATCACTATTATAAAAATTAGCCTCTGTTATGTTAGGTTCAAAAAACGCAATTGGGGAACAACTTACAGTTTCAACTGCTCTACTTTGAGTAACTAAAAAACTACCAGATTTAACAGTAAAATTACCTCCAAGTATATTTCTAATAGAAACAAAAACTCTATCTCCTTCTAAAGCATAGTAAGAAGAAGTTATAGTTCGAGTTACATTACTTCCTCCAGCAAGAGATTCTGTAGCTATAGTAGTAATGTCTCCTGTTTTTAAGTTAATGGATCTTAATACCATATCCGATCCACCCCCACCAACAGAACCACTAACTGTTAAAGAAGCAGTAATATATAATAAAGTATTAGGAGTATTCTGTAATGTATAATTTCCAGAAGAAGTATTAAAATAATTTAATGAATTTCCACTTATACTTCCCCAAGTATCTACAGGATTGAATCCAATTGTAGTTCCTGAGAATGATTGGGTTGCAGGATTGGATGCTGAGGAGTAATAGTCTAGTTTTTGGTTCGGGAAAGTAGTATCATTAAATGATACATATGGAGTTAAACATTCAAATAAAATAAAATCAGCTCCTTCTCCAAATAAAGTAACTTTATATTCTTTATAATTCCCTTGAATACTATTATAAACAAAAATAGAATTTACATTTTCTAATGTATTAGTATTATTATTTCCATTACAATCTTCTTTAGCTACTTTTATATATCTTGTATTTCGGGAAATTGAAAATGGAGAAACAGTAATAGTAGTAAAATTATAAAAATATATTTCTCCAGGGGATGGTGATGTGACAGGGTCAATAAAATAATTAAGCCATTCATCATTCCCAAACGCTCCTGCTCCATCACCGAATGGAGGGTTGGATGTGCTTGAATAATAGTGAACAGGTTTGTATTCAAATGTAGTATAACTAGATGGATAAGATTGATTTAAACTTTGGGTTGTAACTATAATAGTTGACCCAAAAAATTCTCCATTATAAAATTCATCTTGTGAGTCATGTACTATTGTAACGGATCCAGATAATGTTAGGTATGTTTCATTCCAACTTTGAGTAATTCCAAATCTATTATCAGGACCATTTCCATCAGCACCATATGGGCTAGTATCAACCCCATTAAAAGGTTCAAACATTCCTGCTGTACCACCACTAAAGTTTTCTACAGTACCTGGGTTATAATTATTCCATTGGGGTTTAAGAGTGCCTGAGATGTCTAAGTCTTCCCAAGACATTTGAGGTTCAGGGTATCTATTTCTTTCAAGTAATGTTTGTTTAATAACAATTCCCGAAGCTAGACTTGTACGTGCAGGTACAAAATCTCGAATCATTTTAAATAATGAATTATCAAAGAATTTTATTAAACGGATAAAATCAACTAAATTATAATTTTTAGTATATTTTTCAAAATAATTATTTCGTAATTGATCTAAATCAGGATATGAAGTTAAACGAGAAGATCTAAATGCAGGATCACCGATATAATCTCCAATATTAAAGAAACCAATAGATGAATTTATATCATCATTTATTTCATCTTGTGGTGAAAATGCTACCTCAAGTAAATTAATATTTGGAGTATAACTTGCACTTGCTTCAGTTGTTTGGGATAATCTTCTAATAGGAGATAAAGTACTTCCTGAAGGTAGATTATCATTTTCTAATCTAATTTTATCACTTACTGCATTTTTAATTCCTGCTACTGGTTGATCGTAGAAAAAATATTCTGTGTTTGGGGTAAAAGTAGGAGTTTGGGAAAAATTAAAATTACTATTAGAAGTAAATGAACTAGTTGCAATCCACGATCCCGTTACTTTAGGGTGAATAGAAACAGATCCAGTATATAGTTCACCCCCTAAAGATGCTCTAAAAGCTAATTCGTTCGGACCACTATTTGTAAGATTTCCTTCAATAGAAGAAGGATTCATAATGTAGTCTTTAAACTCACTTTCACTTATAAGAGTAGTATAATATCTAAGTTCTTGTAAAGATCCGGAAAATGGAGTATAAGAATTCCCATTAAATAAACTACTAGAGGCAACAAATAATGTTTCAGTTTTTGTCCAACTTGAATCTAAACTTGTTACAGATGAGGATGAAAAGAAACCAATTGTAGTTCCATTGTTTCCTCCTTCGTAAATTTTATTCCCTGCATATAGAGAAAAATTACTCCCAGTTCGAGTAACCATAACTGACCACCAATTTCCATCAAAGAATGGTAAATAAACACTTGCTGAAAGATTTTGGTTAGCTTGTGCTTCAGGTACAAATGTTAAAGTAGCAAATTGATAATATGGATCTTTAATAGATCCATTATATGAACCACTAGAATATCCTGATCCGGTGTAAGTTAAATGAATGGTAAAATATTCATTTGATGGATCATTTAATGTGATTAAACTTTGAGAGTACGGAATATTTGTTTGAGGGAGCCCATTAGTTTTAAATCTAAAAGCTAATGTTGAAGGTACTCCACTTGGAGAATTCCAATCACTATTCAACCCCCACGAAGATGAAATAAAATTATTCCCTTCAGTAGAAAAGGTATAGTTAAATTCATTTTGCCAATAGTCCCAGTCATTTGAATCTACTTTATCTTTACCCCCATATTCTTTTATTCTTAAAATAGTATCAGGGATACCATATGAAGTAATAAGAGCGCGCAAACCAGGTATAGTACCTTTTGATTTAAGTAGGTATGGTAAATTATGATAAATGCGTTTATATAGCGATTTATTAACATCATCTAACGGTATATAATCGTTAGAGGCAGATATTAAAGTGTCAACATATTCAAATCCACTTGGTGTTGGAAGTGAACCTGTGATATTGGGGAATGGAAATAAACCACCTTCAGGAGTTAAACCTAAAAATGCTGTGTATAAGTCTTGATTGGAGAAATTATTTTGGTAAAGTTTAATTCCAAAATCACGGATAGCATCAGCTACTATATCTTTTGAGATACCAGATTCTAACCTATTATCAGCATTGAATTTTTGAGTTACATCTTTATAATAAATCCAAATATTATCAAAATGTTGAGCCACCATATCAATGAATAATTCATATGGGGCGTTATCTGGGTCTTCTCTTAGATACTCTGGGATAGAAAATAAAAGGTTATCTTTATTGTTATTATCGTATAAAGAAGAGGATTCTATAATATTAGGATACCAGTTTAAAACAAGGGCACTACCTGTAGATGCTAGTAAATAAGGAGGTTCAGTAGTAAGTTTAGGCCAAGCCCATGAACCACTTGAATAATATAAATAATAATCCCAACCATCAAAGTTAGTTATTATACTATTTATTTTAGATTCTAAAACAGCTTTACTTTCATTTACAGATAATGATGCTGAGGTTGAACCGGTAATATTGGATTCAATTAATGAAATTGAGGAAGAATATTGTTCAATTAAACTAACTTTATAATAAAAATTTTCTAGTCTTGTTTGGGCTGAACTAAAATGAATAAAATCTTCAAAGTTTGTCCAATCAATATTAATATCAATTTCTTTTTCCTCTAATAAACTATTAAGTTGATTTTGAGAACTAGTTAAAGAAGTTGTTATCAAATCAGTATATGATAATTCTTGAGTAGAATTATTAACTTGATCTTTTAATTCAATATTAAAATTTGGTCCTTTAATTTTTATAGTATCATCAAATACTATTGGTTCAGGGGTAAATGATACTTTATATGCTAATGGTTCTTCAACAGAAGTTACAACCCACAAAGTAGAATTTACATCAAATCCATCTAAAAGAGGTTCATATAATTTAATTAAAACTGTTGGATTATTTGGATCTTCATTATCTAAAGCAATATTATTAGCAATAGATAAAATATTATCTCCAAAATTAAGATAAAAATCTAAAAAATATTCACTGTTTTCTCTTTCGTTAATGAATAGTGTAGTTTGTTCAACTATATCTTCATTTGTTAAAACAGTACTATCTAACCTGATTTCAGTTCTATCAGAAGAAATTTCAACAATATATAATTGTTGAAGATTAGAACCTATTTGTTTATTTAAAAAATTATAATATACATTATATTCCCCCTGGTCATATCCTAAATTTATAAGATCCTTTTCAGGGTCTATTTCTATTTGGGATAAAACCCCAGTACCTGCTGATTGTCCGTCATTTAATACTTTGTAATCAACAAAGTTATATTCGGTGGAAAGAAGATTTTGATTTAGATCATAGACAAAATACTCAATGTAACTACTAGAGGTTAAATTTGTAGCAACCTCAAAAGAAGGAATCAAATTTACATCTTGTGATTCATATGATTGAGAAGTTAGATCTTGGGGGTCTATTTGTACAATTTCTGCTGCCATTATTGTGGGTTAGCTAATGTTGTTCCGGTTTGTAACTCTATTATTTGTCTTTGAGCATCAAGTAGTTCTGTTCTTAATTGAGCTATTTCATCTTGTAACGCTTGAATTTCTTCATTATTTGCATCAAATGCAATATATTCACCACTAGTTTTTACTAGGTATTCATGTGAATTATTTATACCTAACTCAGGTATATCATAAAATAAATCATTATACATTTGAAAAAATTCCTCAATTGTGGGTTGCTCATCTAATTGTTGTTGGATAGATTTAACTCCCAATTGAGTAAATGAAGTATCAATTACCTTTTGATAAGTGTTTTTATTATATACTTGTTTATTTAATTTAATATTTTCACTCATCCGTTAATAACTTTAAAATAATATTGGTCATCAAAAATAAGTGTAGAACCATTAACTATAGTTTTAACTAAAATTTTATAATATCTTTCTGGTTCAAGTCCATTCATATAAACATCAAAATAATTACTAGTTGAATCTGAACTGATTTGAGTATATAATGAATCGAAGTTAATAATAAATTCATCAGTATCCAAGTCTTTTACAGCATAATATGATGAAGTTGGTAAAAAGTTTAAATCAGTAAAATAAGATGATGTTTGAAATACTCTAATAGGGTATAAAGGACTTACATTAACCCTAAATCTATTTACACTTTCGGGATAAAATATACCTGGGTTTTCGTTTAAAGCTAATTTAAGATTTGTTGTAGTAACTATACTTCCTGTAAGGGAACCTGTTAATACTGTTGAATAATCTACCCATCTAAATTCAAGTTGGGGAGGATATATTGTATTAGTATCAACACTATAATATTTTAAAACAGGTTGGACATATATGTTATTTGCAAATTCAACTGAATCTTCCCATTTAGTAATGAATCCATAATTAGGGAGGGAACCACTATACCACTGGGATATAATGGTTTTTACACTTACATCTAAATCTTTATCACTTCTTAAACCAAAAGATTGGGTTACTCTATATGAAGGAATTCCGGATCCAGAATAAAACCAGTTTCCTCCTCCTTGAGGGGAAAAATTAGGGTTATATGAGCCTGTATATAATTCTGTTCCAACCAAACCAGCCATACTCCAAGCCCCTGACCCTGAATAATTTGAGTAATTCCAGGATATTCCATCTAATGTTTGGGGATTATCAGCAAATTCTCCTGTACCATTGTTCCAGTTTTGGGCAACTGGCCATATTTCTACGGTATAGTCTGTGGAGATACCTTGAGCGGTTGCTATAAAATTTTTAAAATGTACATCCCAATTAGCTCCATTTATTTTATTATCAATAATATCTGTTATTTCAGTTGAATCGAATTGAGTAAGAAAACGAGAAACATCAGGAGTACCTTCAAGAGTAATAGTATTATATATTTCACTTATAGCATCCATTCCCGAATTCATATTCGGGTAATAAGAGTATATGGAAGCATCCTTATAAGGGAATATTTTATAAACGGCCATTTTTTATTATAAATATTATAGGGGTACAACTTTCCCTTTAATATCTAAATTAGGATAGCGAACTTCAAATATACTTGGATCTAATGAAGGATAAATTACTTGGTTTTGGGTAGCACCTAAAATATCATAGGCGTATGCTGAATACCCTAGGGCGGTCCCTGCTTTGTTAGAGATGGTTAGATTTTTAACTGTTTGAACACCTTTAATTTTATCTAACATAATATAAAGGTCTCTTAAAAATATAGGTTGATTAATTTGCCATTTAGATATATTAAAATAATTTTGTAAAGAAGAGATACAAGACAATAAAACCTCATTGTTATTATATTCTGGGAGTACTATAATTTCAAAATTTACCCCAATATTAATAATATATGCATCTCTAATTTCAATATTATCTCCAATAATTCTATACTGGGATAAGTAAGTTCTTAGATTATTTTTTAAAGTGTTTGATGCATAATCTAATTGGCCAGAAGAATTAAAAGATAAACAATATAAATTTAAGGTTTCAATAGTTGATACTTGTTCATCAGTTAATTTAGGTTGTTCAATAAATGCTTTAGAAATAGAACCATACCCAGAAGGCATACTTAAAGCCCTAACTAAATAGTCATCAGCAGTTACGGAGCGTTGTTGAGAAGCAATTAATGCTAAAGTATTTTGTCTAATTTCTTCTAAAGTATCTCCTGCTTTTCCACCACTAGCTGCTTCAGGATTATTAGCTGAAAGAGAAGAGAAAATATAGTTAGCAGTAGTACCATTTAAATTAATATTATTAAATTTAGAATTATTAGTATTTAAAGAAGTTAAAGTATTAGCCGAAACGTTAGCATTTACTCCTCCCCCAGTTAAATATCTTACTGTTAAAGTAGTATTAGAAGGAGCTATTCCGTAAGTATTTGTATAAAGAAAATTAGTAGGTGAGTATGCTGTGGTTAATTTGTCTTTTATAAAAGGTAATCCTAAACCTACATTATTTGGATTTGGAGTAATTTCTTCATCACTGTCATTAGTTGTTCCTGCTCCAAATTGGATTTGTAGGTTTGTTTGTGATGTAAAACGAGTTGAAAATCTTCTTTGTACCTTTTCTAATTGAAGTAAATAAGGAACTTTAGAACCATCAGTATATGTATTTGGATCATTTACATTAGTATTAGAAACGGATTTAAATACCATTTCTTGTCCTAAATGATTAACTTCATACCATGTGTTTCCATCTGAATCTACTATATCTAGGATTCCTATTATATTAGGGGAACTAATATTAATAGTGGTAAAAGGTTCAGGTTCATTAAAAGTAAATAATTGAGAATTTACTGCAGCTGAAATAGCATTTCTAGATTTCTTTAAAAGAAAATATTGAGGAGCATTTCCTGCTATCTGATATACTGAAACTTCAGTTGGATCTTGGGAGCTAGAAACTGAAAAATCTATTTTATCTTGTATGAGAAAAGAAGATCCATTTTGGGATGATACTGTGGTATTTTCTCCAATACTTAAAGCATAATCATAATCAGGGACTATAACTCCACCAACATTTTTAGCAGGTAATTGTTGATAAAAATCAATAGTAGCTTGGGCAACTCCGGTTGTTTTTGGTTTATACCCAAACATATATGCTAATTCATATACATTATTTGTTTGTTGGGCATATTGGATAAAATTTTCTTGAAATTGATTATCTAAATAGAAACTTAAAACATCTCCAACATATGCCGCTTGCTCCATAAAAAGCATTCCCGGGGATGTTGGAGAAAAGTCATTATAGGTATTAGGGAAATAAATTTTAGTGTATTCAATTAAACGCTGTCTAAAATCGGAAAAATCCCTATTAATATATTTTATATCTCTATTAACTGTTGCCATTAAATTCAATTTCTAAGGTATCTGAAATATTTGTATTTGCTACTGAATAATTAAGGGTTACACTGATTTGGTTAGTATCTATGTCTCCTTTAACAATAAGATCATTTATTATAATATTAGGAAAATATGTAGAAAGTTTATTATTAATATCTTCTCTAAGAAAATCTAAATTATCTGTATTAATTTGTTCAAAAATAAAATTTCTTAAACCTCCTCCGAAGGTAGGATTTAAATATCGTTCCCCGGGGTTTGTTAAAAAGAAATTTATTAAATTATTTTTTATGGCATCTTTAGTCAAATAGTTTGATTTAAAGACAGCAAACCCATTAAAAGGAATATCAACCCCAACAGCTTTACTGTTATTTAAATCAATTGGATATATTTGAGTAGGATTAAAAGCCATTATTTACCTCCTAATAATCCCATAATTTGGTCCATTCCTACTTCCCCAGAAGGTAGTGAACCATTTACTGGGTCAACTCCTTGGGGTGAAAATTTAGCTACATCTTTAGATGTAAAACTTAAAGCAGTTTCTCCCAAAACATCCATATAAGCTTGTCTTTTATCTATTGTAATTTCAGTTGGGTTTGAAGAAATATTTACTTGGGGAGTAGAATGTTCTTTAACAATTTGTGTTTTTGGTGTACGAACTGCTTCCAAAAGGATATCTTTTAGTTCCTCTTGAATTGCTTCTTTAACAGCGGCTTTAATAAATTTTTTAAGTTCTGTTGCTTTCATATGTTTATAAATATTAAATTAATCGGCTTTTAAATTATTAACTTGAATATAAAATACAAGTTCATCTATCAATATCTGATCAACTGA